AAATCCAAAGCCGCACGTGTTGTTTCCGGTGCCTATGTTCAAAAAATGTCTGAGAAGATTAAAATGAACAGTGGCCTTGAAAACAACACGTCCGTTGAGCATCTCATCTACAATAATATGCGAGTAGTTCGCTATCATAATGGAGATGGTGCAATGCAAGCTATCGGTATAGTTGGCCGATATATGCTATGTAATGCACATTTCTTTATTTTAGCGGAATACGCGAATAAGATTGTAGATGGGTACTGTGAACTGAGGACGTCAATTAATGGCGTTGATGAGTGGTTAGGGCATATTGATATGCGTCATGTCAAGATCTATAAGGATATGGACATTGCGATCTTTCAGTTGCCCAAACATCGCCCTCAATTTAAGGATGTGCGTAAGCATTTTATATCTGAGACAGAGTTTGGTAAAACAGACAATGTTCCGGTACGTATGCTTACGGTTTTCAAGAGGTGTCGTTCGTCTCGTACGATTGCAAAATTGAACAAAAACGAACTCACTTATGAATTCCATCATGACAGCAATATAACCGTTACTGTTGCTCATTCCTACATCATGGAGCTCACAGACTTCTCTTACGGAGACTGTGGGGGTCCCATGATAGTGGAACATTTGAACAAAATTTCGGCTATACATGCTGCATCATCTAAAAGTTGGGCGTATGCTGTACCTGTGTACAAGGAGCTCTTTGATAATTTGAGCGCCGACTACGCAGAACAACCGCCTATCATCGAAATGAATGCTTATAGTTCGGCTTATGAAGAAGTGGAACCTGTCGGTGTGGTTCAACCACAGTGGCGGAATTTCGTTCAAAACAAAACGAACATTAGGCCATCCCCAGTTCATGGATTGGTAGCTCCAGTCACTAAGGAACCGTCCGTAAAAACGCTTAAAGATGTGCGAGTATCGGACGAGGCCAAACGTGGTTTGGAGCCTATGATCAAAAGTTTCAGACAGTATTATGATCCATCAGTAGACATTAAGCCTCACATCATGCGAAAAGCAATGATCGCTGTTTCGGCTGTATTGGCGACTGTAAAGCCAACAATACAGCTATGTCGTCGATTGTTGTCGGATGATGAGGTGCTTAATGGTTCAGACGGTGTATATCCGCCTTTGAACATTCATACTTCCGCAGGAATGCCTCAGCGTACATATGCTCCTGGAAAACCTGGTAAAACAGCGTTTTTTCGACGGACCATTGATGATAAGCTGGAGTGGGCAGACAGTGTGGCAGCGTGTAAGTTTAGAGAGGATTACGTTGAATATGAGAAATCATTACGTTCAGGCGTTATACCGTTCGTCTTTCTGATGGAAACTTTGAAGGATGAAACTTTGAAAATAGAAAAGATTAAGAGTGCCAAAACAAGAACTTTCGAGGTGTTTCCAGGTCCACTAGCAATGGTGTATAGGAAATATTTCGGCGCGTTTAACGCAGCTTTGCAAGCGGATTGCATGCGCAAGCCCGTTTCGGTGGGTATTAACGCACATTCTGTCCAATGGAAATTCTTGTACGATCGGCTTAATCGTTTTGGTGGTAAAGTTATCGCCGGCGATTACGTCGCTTGGGACAAGAGACTCTGTGGGCAGGCAATCTACAAAGCTACGGTACAGGTTAATGAATGGTACGAGCGCGCAGTCTTAGACAACCCTAATCTAAGCGCGGAAGATCGCCGTCGAATGATGGAGGAAATCGCACAAGATAATGAGGTACGGCTTTTGCTGGCGCAAATACTTATTAACTCGTACGTTGTTGTAATGGAAATTCTTTTTCGAACAAGCCAAGGGTTGCCGTCAGGCGTTCCTGTGACTTCCGTACTCAATTCTGTGGCAAATTGGCTCTATTTAGTTAGTGCTATATTTTCCATTTTAGAAGAGAAGAACGTGTTGCAGGATATGCTTCCAGATGAGTTGAACAAACATGTGGAATTTGCACTTTATGGCGATGATCATATCATTGCCCTAAGTGCAGAATTGCGGCAATTTATTACGTTCCAAGACGTGAGAAATCATTTCCGGTCACGTCTTGTTGGTTATACGGATGCAAATAAAAATGCGATTTCAGAGTTCGATTTCGAGGAGCTCA